GGCCATACTTTTATCTACACAGGCTCTTCCACCATCCCCGTTGGGGGCGTGTCCCCGATGCCCCTTACTACCGGCGTCGCCTACTCTAACCAGTGTATCAGCCCCAACACTAACGCCGCCGCCAACATCAACCTCTCCCAGCAAAGCATCAAAGACATCGCTGCCGCGATGAGCCAGTATGCCGCCAATGTGTGGAGGCCGTGATGGATGTGGTGGCCGCTGTACGTCGCTTCCTGTGCCCGTCCGAGAAAACCAGCGCGCTGGACGGGAGGCGCTACTGCCCTGAACACCCGACTGCTTCGGCTATCACGGTTTTCCCGCAGGGGGAGGAAGCCTATCAACTGTGCACCGAGTGCCTTAAGGTACAGGCAGCAGAAGCAAGGAAGAGGGTTGGTCGATGAGCATGCACCCCGCAGTGGAGCTTCTTCTGAAGTGTATAGAGTCAAACCCTAAAAGTTATGACGACCCCACCAAGTGGACGTGGGCTATGTCTCATGTGTTGAACATCGCCACCCCGGAGGAAGGCGCTATTATCCGTGCCAAGCTACGTACAGTGGCTGGCAATGCTGTGCACGCCACGCTGATGAGGGGCCTACTAAAATGACTGCGTGGAGTTATAGCGCGATCAAAACCTTCGCGCAGTGCCCTAAAAAGTACTTCCACCTCAAGGTGGCCAAGGATGTGAAGGACAAGCCCAACGCCGCTGCGCTGTACGGCGAACAGGCGCACAAGGCTGCCGAGGACTACGTGGCCAAGGGCACGCCCATCGAGCCCAAGTTCCACCCCATGAAGGCTATAGCCGAGGTGCTTAACGCCATGCCGGGGGAGAAGTTCCCCGAAATGAAAATGGGCATCAAGAAGGTGGACGGGGGCTATGAGCCTTCGGAGTTCACTGCACCGGACGTGTGGTGGCGTGGCATTGCGGACCTTGTCATCATCAACGGTGAAGAAGCCAAGCTGGTGGACTACAAAACGGGCAAGAATGCCAAATACGCCGACGTGAAACAGCTGGACCTCATGGCTGGTGCCCTGTTCGTGCTGAAGCCGGAACTGAAGGTGGTTAAGTCGGCTCTGGCGTTCGTTGTGTCTAACGACTTTATTAGCAAGAACCACACTGCCGACCTGCGGGACAGCTACCTGAGTGTGTTTGACAAAGACCTCAATGCGCTGTAAGTGGCCCACGAAAGTGGTGTATGGAACCCTATCTCGGGTCCGTTGTGCGGGTGGTGTCCCGTGACCAGCTGCCCCCACTACAGGGAGAGGTACTAATGGAAGAGATCAGCGAAGAGCAGCAAGCCGCCATGGCCCTCAAGCTCATGGACAACGTGAAGCAGCTTATCATCGACACGGTGGTGGAAGACTACAACGCCAACGGGCCTATCAGGCAGTTTGTGGATGGTGGGGTAATCAACCGCCTCTGCGAAACTCACCAAGGCAGCCCGCTGCACACGGCGGTAAGACAAATCGTTTCCAGCCAGATGGCAAAATACTAATGCCCTACAAGGATAAGAACGACCGCGACTACAAGGCCGAGCAGCAGTACGACGGTCGCCCCGACGTGAAGAAGAAACGCGCACTGCGCAACGCGGCCCGCCGCACCATGGAGAAGGCGGGCAAGGTCAAGAAGGGTGACGGCAAGGACGTGGACCACGTCCGCGAGCTTTCGCAGGGCGGCACCAACAACAAGGGTAACCTGAAGGCTGTGCCCGCTGCGTCCAACCGGTCCTTCAAACGTAACAAGGACCACTCCAGAAAATAAGCGTACCCGGGCTGTCGGGTTAAGTTTCAATATAGAAACGCGAGAATATGCAGATCGTCGAGAACAAGGTCTTGGTCGTATCGACCAAGCAGCCGCACCTCATTACTGAGGCCATAACCAAGAGCAAGGTGATCGGTAGGGACAAGGACGACTACGAAGTCGCTGTCCACTGGGGCCTTGCAGAAGCCCAAGCCCTGACCAGCCTGAAGTTCCCGGCCCCGTCGCCCATGTCGCGGGACTACCAGTGGACCGGCAAGCTCAAGCCGTTCTCGCACCAGCGGGATACGTCCGAGTTCCTGACGCTGAACCAGAAGGCCCTGTGCCTTAACCAAGCGGGCACGGGTAAGACCGCCTCTGTCATCTGGGCCGCCGACTACCTCATGAAGCTGGGCAAGATTAAGCGCGTGCTGGTAGTCGCCCCGCTGTCGATCATGAAGTCCGCATGGCAGGAAGACCTGTTCAAGTTTGCCATGCACCGTAGTTGCGCAGTGGCGCACGGGTCGGCGGCGGCGCGAGCCAAGGTCATCAAGAGCGGAGCCGAGTTCGTTATTATCAACTACGACGGGCTGGAAGTGGTCAAGCAGGAGCTAATCGACGGAGGCTTTGACCTTGTCGTCGCTGACGAGGCTACCGCCCTCAAGAACCCCATGACCCGCCGATGGAAGATGTTCAAGGCGGTGTCGGCTAACTCACCGTGGCTCTGGTTGCTGACAGGCACCCCCGCCGCGCAGTCCCCTGTAGATGCGTTCGGACTAGCCAAGCTGGTCAACCCAAGCATGACGTCGATGTACTTCGGCCAGTTCCGCGACAAGGTCATGTACAAGCTATCGCAGTTCACGTGGGCACCGCGACCGGACTCCAAGGAGATTGTGCACCAAGCCCTGCAGCCAGCCATCCGGTTCGAGAAGAAGGACTGTCTGGACCTGCCAGAGGTCATGCACGTCGACCGCAATGTGCCGCTTACTGCACAACAGAAAAAATACTACGAAGCCCTGCGCACCTCGATGCGGGTAAGCGCTGCTGGCGAGACCATCACGGCAGTAAACGCGGCGGTAAAGCTAAACAAGCTGCTGCAGATTTCGTGTGGGTCTGTGTACGACGACGACAAAGGCGTGATTGAGTTCGACGTTAGCAATCGCATCAACGTGGTGCTGGAGGTCATCGAAGAAGCATCCAACAAGGTGCTAATCTTTGTGCCGTTCACCCACACCATCGAACTGCTTCAGAAAACTCTGGATAAACACAAGATCACGAATGCAGTGCTTAGCGGCAGCGTGTCGCTGAACAAGCGCAGCGAAGCGGTGAAGGCCTTCCAAGAGACGCCCGACCCGCGTGTCCTCATCATCCAGCCGCAAGCGGCAGCGCACGGCCTGACCCTGACGGCAGCGGACACCATCATCTGGTATGCGCCAGTGACCAGCGTGGAAACTTACCTGCAAGCCAACGCCCGCAATGACAGGCCGGGACAGCGCAACCCTATGACCGTTGTGCACATCACTGGCAGCGAGGTGGAGACCAAAATCTACAGCATGCTGCGCAGCAAGGTGTCCAACCACACCAAACTGGTAGACCTCTACCGAAACGAAATAGACAGTTGACTATGTCTAAACCACACGTATTATGGGGAGATAACGGAGCAACACATGATCAACACAGACTTCGAAGAATGGCTTTTTGGGCAGGAAGGGTACGGCTTGCGCATAGAACGCCTGCACGAGGATACCAAAGGGGTGCCGTTCGCAACCTTGCTACCGTGGCTACAAGCGGCGTTCGACGTTGGCTTTGCCAGCGGAAAGGTGGCCAATGACTGACACACCGGAACCCAAGCTGGACGAACTCGTCGCGGAATATCTTGTTCTGCGCAACGCCATCCAAGAGAAGGAAGCCGCCCACAAGGAGGAGATCGCCTCCCTCAAGGAGCCTTTCGACCGCATCAGTATGCAGATACTGGAGCGGTGCAACGAACAGAACGCGGACAGCATCCGTACCCCGGCAGGCACCATCAGCCGCAGGGTGAGCACGCGCTACTGGACCACGGACTGGGAGACGATGTACGACTTTATCAACAAGAACGCTGCGCCCTTCCTGCTGGAGCAGCGCATTCACAACACCAACATGCGGCAGTTCATCCAAGATAACCCGGATGCCTACCCGGCAGGGCTGCAAGCCGACAACCGCTACACCATCCAAGTTCGTCGCCCGACGAACGCTTAGGGAAATACCTATGACCAACCTCACCATCTTCAAAGACAGCACCGCTGTTTCCACTGGCCGGGGCCGCGAGAGCGCGCTTAGCCAAACCCTCAACAGTGGTGGCGGCACCTACCGCCGCATCCAGACCAACACCAATGGCACGTTCAAGCGGCTGGTGAACGGCGAGCAGATTGGCAATGCCAAGCGGGGTGACCTCGACGTTGTCATCGTCGGTGCGCTGCCCAAGGTGTCGCGCGTGTTCTACCCTGACAAGTACGACCCCAACGCGGAAGCCAAGGCACCTGACTGCTGGTCCAATCTCGGCGACGTCCCGGACCCGAAGGCTTCAGAACCGCAAGCCGCCTCGTGCACCGCATGCCCGAAGAATATTAAGGGTTCGGGCGACAATGGCACCCGCGCTTGCCGTTACCAGCGGCGTCTGGCTGTGCTGCTGGCCGGGGACGACAGTGGCGACATCTACCAGATCAACATCCCCGCCAAGTCGCTGTTCGGCAAAGGCGTCGGCAACGTGCATCCGTTCGAGAGCTACGTCAGCTACCTGCGTGCGCACAACGAAATGGTGGACACGGTGGTCACCAACATCAGTTACGACCTGAACGCTGAAAGCATGGAGTTGCGCTTCACGCCGCTGCGTGGGCTGAGCGACGACGAGTACGCGGTTGCCGTGGCGGCGCAGGCCCAACCTGAAACTACGAACTACACCAAGATCACGCTGTTCGAGAAGAAGGAAGAGGCGGCGGAAGCCAAGCCTGAACCTGCGGCCAAGCCGGTGGTGAAGTCGTACGCCGAACCGGAAGACGACGAAGAAGAAGTCGTGGCCGAAGTGGCCGAGCCTACCAAGCGGGCCAGCGCCAAACAGCAAACCACCGAACGCCCTGACCCTGCCTCCTTGGCTGCCAAGGTGTCTGAACTCTGGGGAGACGAGTAAACATGCCCGTAGGCTACAGTGTCCAAACCCTGAAAGACAACGAGGCGGCGGACGCTGGACGCCTTGGCGTTCGGCTGGGACGCCTGTGTATTGACAAGAATATCTCGGTCGCCGAGGTTGCCAAAGCAATGCAGGTGTCCCGCCAGACGGTGTACAACTGGTTCCGTGGAACTAAGTCCCCCTGCGCGGGGGACAGGGCCGAAAGGGTCGAGGCGTACATCGCCCGCCTAAGCCAGTAGCGACAGCTACCCAGTTCAATGAGTGGTGACTAACAGCCCCTCCGGGGGCATAGCTTCCTGCTGCCTAAAGCCCCGGACCCCATGGAACCTTTTGACCTCATAAACGCTATTCATCCCCCCGGCGGGTGTTTCGCTTTGTGCGGCATCGACACCTCCGGCAGGGTCAAGCACCACTGGGTCGGGGCTGCCGAAGAAATGCAGGGGCAGCTGGAAGCGTGGCTGCCGAACCACGACCTCTACTTCTCTATGTCCAACTTTGAAGGGCCGGGGAAACGCACAAAAGACCGGGTCACCAGCGTCAAGGCGTTCTGGCTGGACCTAGACTGCGGGCCAGAAAAAGGCGCTATACCGGCGAGCGGCTTACCCAAGGGCTACCTGACAAAGCGGCTGGCCGCAGAGGCGCTGGAGAAGTTCCGCGCTGAGGTAGGCCTCCCGATGCCTTCGCTGGTGGACACAGGCGGCGGCATCCATGTGCACTGGGTTCTGGAAGAGGCCGTGTCCCGCGAACAGTGGGAAGAAACCGCCGCGAAGTTCAAGGCGCTCTGTGTGGCGCACAAACTTTATGTAGACCCGGCGGTGTTTGAGGTGTCCCGCATCATGCGCGTGCCGGGGACGTTCAACTACAAAAAGGACGTTCCACGCCCGACCGTGCTGAAGACGGTGGGGCCGACGATAACCTACGAAGCCTTCTGCGGACTGCTGGGAACCAAGCCAGCGCAGCCAGAACCGCGAGCAAAAACTAAGCGCCAGTCAGCTTTGAGCGCTACGTTTGACGAAGCTAACAGCAAAGGCTTCCCAGCCTCCAGCTTTGCCAAGATAGCCGCACAGTGCCGACAGCTACAGAAGTGTATCGACGGTGCGGCATCGCTTGAAGAACCCATGTGGCGGGCGGCGCTTAGCGTAGCGACCCTGTGCGTGGACCGGGAGGAAGCCCTTGCCGCTGTGTCTGCGGAGCACAAGGACTACGACCCAGCGAGGACGGAGAGGAAGGCCAGAGAGACCAAAGGCGCGTACTCCTGCAGGGTTATCGAGAGCCTGAACCCAACCGGCTGCGACGGGTGCCCGTTCAAAGGCCAGAGCGGCACCCCGCTGCGACTGGGCTGGGTGGTAAAAGAAGCCGAGGACGAGGACAGCGGGCAGTGGGAGGGAGAAGCACCTGCGGAGAAAGGTGCCCCGCTGCCGCACAGCTACGTGCGAGGTGACGATGGGGGGTTGTGGCGCAGGCAGGGTGACGAACTACCCGACGTCAAAGTCTGCGAAACCATGCTGTATGTAATCAAGCGCATGCATGACCCCGAGAAGGGGTATGTGACTGTATTTCGCTTGGTGACCCCACTAGATGGCGTCCGCGAGTTCTTCCTCCCGAACCGGGTCATCGTGGAAAAGGCAGAACTACGTAAAGGTTTGGCTGCCGAAGGCATCATGGGCAGCGACAAGCAGTCCGTAGAGTTAGCCATGTACATAAACATCTGCATTAACAACCTCCAAAAGCGCAAGAAAGCTGACAACATGAGAACGCAGTTTGGCTGGGCCGACGACGACACGAAGTTCATTATCGGAGACCGGGAGTACGGCTCGCACGGGGTGACCACCAGCATCCCTTCCGCCACTACAGAACAGCTTGCAGAGCGCATGGACATCAGCGGTACGCTGGACGACTGGCGTGAAGTGTTTGACCTCTATGCCGCGCCGGGGCTGGAGCCCCACGCTTTCGGCGCACTCACGGCCTTCGGTGCCCCCCTGTTCAAGTTCTCGGGGCAGTCTGGCCTTATCATCAACGTAGTGCACCCCAAGTCCGGCACGGGCAAGACCACCATCCTGCACATGTGCAACAGCGTGTACGGCAAGCCCAAGGAAATGTGCGGCTCCAAGGAAGACACCGCCAACGCGCGCATATCCCGCTTGGGTGCCTATAAAAACCTGCCCTTCACGGTCGATGAAATGACCAACATGGAGCCCAAGGATTTCTCGGCGCAGGCGTACGCCATGGGTTCGGGCAAGGGCAAGGACCGGATGCGGCAGCACAGCAACTCACTGCGCCGCAACGACACAACGTGGCAGACAATCTCTCTGTGCAGTTCCAACGCGTCGTTCCGGGAAAAGTTGCTGTCCTTGAAGGCCTCGCCTGACGGTGAGCTTATGCGGCTGTTTGAGTACAGCATCG